GTTCAATTTTATCATGGACCTAAAATTCATGAGAAGAGTCCCATTAAATTCTTAACCCAGGGCAGTCACGTTGAATATTATGGACAAGTTGATGGGCGCGCATCTTATTACTCGGATGTTGAGCCCACTATTATCTCTGACACTGTCGAGGAAGTTTGTGGAGTTTCACGTAAATGGGCTGGTCCCAAGTTTCATACGTGGAAACCTTGGCAAGCTTCTCTCGAGCATTCCAGTAAACCGAGTGCTGGCATGGAAGGCCATTTAGTCGTTAAAGCAGTTATTGATTATATTGAGCCTTTGCAGGAACTTATTCGTACCAAAGAGTATCTGCGTGCCGATATTCGCAAACTTACTCCTATGGAGGTTGTATGCGGAATAGATGGTAAGCGTTTTATTGATAAAATGCCTGCGAGTACCTCTGTTGGTTTCCCGATGACAGGGCCCAAGAGTAATTTTCTGACTGCCCTTGACCCTGCTGATCACAAGGATTTTAGTTTTCCGGTGGAACTTGATAGTAAATTTTGGAATGAGGCTGAGAGAATGGAAAGGACGTATATTGCTGGTGAACGATGTTATCCAATCTTTAAAGCTTGTTTGAAAGATGAGCCTACTAAGATTTCCAGTGAAAAAGTGCGTGTTTTCCAAAGTGCTCCTATTGCTTTGCAATTATTGATTCGAAAGTATTTTCTGTCAACAGCCCGCTTTTTGTCAATCTTTCCCTTGGTATCAGAGTGCGCTGTCGGAGTCAATGCACATGGACCTGAGTGGGATACTCTTGTTAAACATATGAAAAAATATGGTGATGATCGTATTCTTGCCGGTGATTATAGTAAATATGACTTACGCATGCCTGCTCAGTTAATGTTTGCCGCTTTTGATATCCTATGCCGTTTGGCACGGGAATCGGGCAATTTCTCTGAGGACGACATGAAGATCATGAGTGGCTTGGCAACTGACGTATGTTACTCCGTCACTGCTTTTAACGGGGATTTGATTCAGTTATTTGGATCTAACCCGTCTGGACAGAATCTCACTGTGTATATTAATTCTATTGTGAATAG